CCGCTTGGCGGGTAGTGGAATGGTTCATGTCCCTGCCAGACCCAACAAGTCAGCAAGCAGCACTGGTGAGTGTAGTCACGGGGGCAATGACAGGTGCGTTTGCGGTGTGGATGGGACATGAAAAATGAAATATAATAAACAAGATTTAGTTAATAAATTAATTACACATGAGGGTTTACGTCTTCAAGTATACAAAGACACATTAGGAATTGATACAATAGGTATCGGAAGAAACCTAGAAGACCGTGGCATCACTGATGAAGAACTAGAGTGGATGGATATTCCTAACATGGATACAATCTATGAGTACGGTATATCTGAAGCTGATGCCATGTATCTAGCACAGAATGACGTACAGATTGTCGAAGAAGAACTTGTACGAGCGCACCCTTGCGTTGACAAGCTAGACGCTGTACGTCAGCTTATATTAGTGGATATGGCTTTTAATATGGGTGTTCCAAGATTAAGTAAGTTTAAAAAAATGTGGGCAGCCATACATAAAGAAGATTTCGTTACTGCAGCAAAAGAAATGCTTGACAGCAGATGGGCTACTCAAGTAAAAGGACGCTCAACAAAATTAGCACACGCTATGCATCATGGAGAGTTTAGTGGCTAGACAACTAACAGCAAAACAACAAGTGTTTTTAAATGCGCTTTTTGATGAAGCGGGAGGTAGTGTAATCTTAGCTAAAAAGATTGCAGGTTATTCTGACACAAGTTCTACATCCGAAATTGTCAAAGGATTGAAAGAAGAAATCTTAGAAGCCACGCAGCTATATATGGCACGTAATGCACCACAGGCTGCTGTAGCTATGGCTGGTGCTTTAGTAGACCCGACCGAATTAGGTATACGTGATAAAATGTCTGCAGCTAAAGAACTGCTTGATCGCACAGGTTTGGTAAAAACAGAAAAGATGCAAGTGGAAGCAAGCGGCGGTGTTATGCTTATGCCACCTAAAGCTATTGTGGAAGATGATGAGTAGACAACAATTTTTAAAGCAACACAAAATAGGACTTAGTATTATTTCTATTTTGACTTTAGTGTTTATACAAGGATTGATGTAATGGCTGATGAAAATAAAATATCTCGCCGCACTTTTTTAAAAGGTCTTGCCGCAACGGGTGCAGTTGCTACTACAGGTATACCTACCAAAGCTGGCCCAGATAAATTTACTACGATGATGAATAGTTTACAAAAAGATTTTAAAAAAATACAAAAATTTAATAGTCAACGAGATGCTTTAAGAATGACACCTGCTGGAATTACAGACCTTGCAAAAAAAGGAGAGATAACAAAATCTTTTGCAAACAAAGCTATAGCATTATTTGGTAGGGGAGTTGAAAAAAACAAAAAAAGAAAAAATCTTATTGAAAAAATTAAAGTGCAGGGCGATAAATTAAGAATAGTTTATAATGAAAAATTAGCTAATGCTAGAGACTATGCCAAACAAAACAAAATAAATGTTGCAATTAATCGTGATGCAACAACAACAAAATTAAAAAGGGGTGAAAAAGTAACATATAAACAAACTCCTACGTATCTTGGATCAACACCTACCCCTTCAATTACTACAGCAGATTTTAGAGCAGCTAAAAAAGCGCATGAAGCTAAAACAGGTAAAAAAATATCTAACGCAGCATTTGGACAAATATATAATAAATCAAAATCTAAACCTAAGTCAGCAGTAAAAGGTGGGCGTGGTGCTGGTGCTGGTGCAAATCAAGAAGGTGTGCATACTATTTTTGAAGGCCCAAAACTAGTAAAGGTTGAAAAAGATTTTCGCAAAGGTGGTATGGTTCTTTCAACAATGGACAATCGCAAAAAGAAATGAGTAGAAGCATAGGTAAATGGAAACTACCACAGCCAACAGATATTAAAGAAGAAAATGAGTGGGTGCAGATACCTCGCATTGCAAGGACTATACCTTTTGGCTACAAACAAAACGAAGAAGACCCCGACATTCTTGACCCAATATCGACAGAGTTAGATTTACTGGAAAAGGCACGTAGCCACGTAAATCAATATAGTTATCGTGAAGTAGCTAACTGGCTTAGTACGAATACTGGCAGATATATATCTCACGTAGGATTAAGGAAACGGTTACAGAATGAGCGACAGCGTAAGAACCAAGCTACGAGCCTCCGCAAATGGGCAGACTATGCGGAAAAGGCAATCGCCAAAGCGAAAATACTCCAAGAAGAAAGAACAGGCGCAACCAAAACCCAAAGTTAAGATACAAGAAATAGCTGCGGTAGAATATGATACGTCTGTAGCAGAACATGCTAATGTTTTATTTAGACCTAATCCCGGTCCACAGACAGAATTTTTAGCAGCAGCAGAACGTGAAGTATTATATGGTGGAAGTGCTGGTGGAGGTAAAAGTTATGCCATGCTGTCAGACCCACTAAGATACATGGGGCATCCAGCATTTAGTGGATTACTACTGCGACATACAACAGAGGAACTAAGGGAACTAGTATTTAAATCGCAGGAGTTGTACCCAAAAATCTGGCCCGGTATTAAGTGGTCAGAAAGAAAGATGCAGTGGACTGCACCATCTGGCGCAAGGTTGTGGATGTCATATCTTGACAGAGATGATGATGTCTTGCGTTATCAGGGTCTAGCGTTTAGCTGGATAGGGTTTGACGAGTTAACTCAATGGTCCACACCATATGCATGGAACTACATGCGATCACGTCTACGGTCCACTGCACCCGACTTGCCTATTTTTATGAGGGCTACTACTAACCCCGGAGGAAGAGGTCATGGCTGGGTTAAAAAAATGTTTATTGACCCTTCACCATATAATAAGGCTTTTGATGCAACCAATCTTGAAACAGGAGAGGTGTTACGATACCCAGCAGGACATTCAAAGGCTGGAAAGCCTCTTTTTAAACGAAGGTTTATACCCGCCAGACTTTCAGATAATCCATATCTTGCGGAAACGGGTGACTACGAAGCAATGCTCTTATCCCTACCAGAGCAACAAAGACGACAATTACTTGAGGGCGATTGGGATATTAAAGAGGGTGCAGCTTTCACTGAGTTTGATAGGAATATACATGTTGTCGAACCTTTTAATATTCCTAACAATTGGATTAAATTTAGAGCTTGTGACTATGGTTACGGCAGTAAGTCTGGTGTTATTTGGTTTGCAGTTGCTCCTGATGAGCAACTTATAGTATATAGAGAATTGTATGTAGGTAAAGTTCTCGCCACAGATTTAGCAGATATGGTGTTAGATTTAGAGGTTGATGATGGTGGTATAAAGTATGGCGTTTTGGACAGTTCTCTTTGGCATAAACGAGGAGATACAGGACCATCACTAGCAGAGCAAATGATTAGTAAAGGATGTCGCTGGCGTCCATCAGACAGAAGCCGTGGCAGTCGTGTAGCAGGTAAAAACGAAATACACAGACGTTTACAGGTTGATGAATTTACGGAAGAACCTAGACTTGTTTTCTTTAATAGTTGCCAGAACATTATATCCCAACTACCGTCCTTACCGTTGGACAAAAAGAATCCAGAGGATATTGACACGCATAGTGAAGACCACTTGTACGATGCGTTAAGATATGGTATAATGTCTAGACCAAGGTTTAGTATATTTGACTTTGATACGGGGCAAGGCCCAAGAAACAGTATGCCTGTTGCAGATAGCACGTTTGGATATTAATATGGAAATTATATGGTCACTAATGCTAACGGTGTGTATGGACAGTCAATCCTGTATAAAACAAGACGTGCAGTGGTTTGAAGAAAAATATCAATGCGTAGCAATGAAAGCATTGCATGAAGAACTACCTATAGATGGTGATTGGAAAACTGTAAACTATGAATGCACCATAGTTGGAGCAAAGGAAGTATAATGGCTGAAGATGAAATTATGATCGAAGATGATGCTATTGCACTAGAGGATACAGAGGACTCTGTGCAAGAAGACGGTGATGTATCCAGCATTATTCCATTTGTGATGGAAAGATATCAAAGATCAGAGGATTATCGTTATACAGACGAGGAACGCTGGCTAAGAGCATATAGAAATTATCGTGGACTATATGGACCTGACGTGCAGTTTACAGAAGCTGAAAAGTCTCGTGTATTTATTAAAGTAACTAAAACAAAAACGCTGGCGGCTTATGGACAGATTGTAGATGTCTTGTTTGCAAATCAGCGTTTTCCATTATCTGTAGAACCAACTGAACTACCAGAAGGTGTTGTAGAGGACGTTAGTTTTGACCCACAAGAACCAGATGAGTTGCGTGGTGAAACTGCTTTGTCTAGTCCTTATGGTTTTGCTGGGGATGGAATGGACTTTCCTGCAGGAGCGACAGCACAAACTTTACAAGAAAAATTAGGTGTTGTTGAAAATAAACTAGAGCCTGTGCAAGAAAAATTAAAAGAAGGTCCGGGTAAAACCCCTACAGCAATTACGTTTAGTCCTGCTATGATTGCAGCTAAAAAAATGCAAAAGAAAATACATGACCAGCTAGAAGAGTCAGGAGCGTCTAAACATCTACGTAATGCTGCATTTGAAATGTCATTGTTTGGCACGGGCGTAATGAAAGGTCCATTTGCCACTGACAAAGAATATCCAAATTGGGGAGATGATGGTGAGTATAGTCCGATGTTTAAAACTGTTCCCCAAGTTGAACACGTATCATGTTGGGATTTTTATCCAGACCCTGATGCGAATAACATGGATGAAGCGCAGTTTGTAATTCAAAGACATAAAATGTCACGTTCACAATTAAGGCATTTGAAAAAACGACCATACTTTCGTGACTCTGTAATTGATGAATGTATTATGATCGGAGAAAGCTACAATAAAAAATATTGGGAAGATGATTTATCAGACTACGCACCTGAACATGGCATAGATCGTTTTGAGGTTCTTGAATATTGGGGCATGTGTGATATTGAAATGCTTTTAGATCAAGGTGTAGAGATACCAGAAGAGTTACAAGACTTTGATGAATTACAAGCAAACATATGGATATGTAATAACAAATTACTTAGGATGGTTCTTAACCCGTTTAAGCCTAGCAAGATTCCATATCATGCCGCACCATACGAACTAAATCCATATTCGTTCTTTGGCATTGGTATCGCAGAAAATATGGACGATACACAAACGCTGATGAATGGTTTCATGCGTATGGCTGTTGATAACGCTGTATTGTCTGGCAACTTGATTGTAGAAGTTGATGAAACAAATCTTGTGCCGGGTCAAGACCTGTCACTGTATCCGGGTAAGATATTCCGTAGGCAGGGTGGCGCACCGGGTCAGGCTATCTTTGGCACAAAGTTTCCAAATGTGTCGTCTGAAAACATGATGCTGTTTGACAAAGCACGTGTACTGGCAGATGAAAGCACAGGCTTCCCATCTTTTGCACATGGTCAAACAGGAATACAGGGTGTAGGTCGTACCGCTAGTGGTATATCTATGCTTATGGGTGCTGCTGCAGGTGGTACTAAAACTGTTATTAAAAATGTAGATGATTATTTACTGCGTCCACTAGGCGAGGGTTTCTTCCGCTTTAATATGCAGTTTGATTTTGACCCAGAGATTAA